GTAGTAGGTGATAAAAATGCTGTTATGTTAGCAGCTAGAGTTTTAGGATATGGAGCTGAATATACTTTTAAGTATAATAATCAAGAGCATACAGTAGATCTTTCTACAATTGAAGCACGTCCATTAGATAAAACTCACTTACTTAAAAAAGGGGAAAATAGGTTTGAATTTAAACTCCCATCATCTGGTATAGTAATACAATTTAAATTATTACAAGGTAAAGATGATAGAAAAATTCAAGCAGAAATAAAAGGATTGCAAAAATTAAATAAAAAAGCAAATCCAGAATTATCTACACGTTTAAAACATATAATTTTATCTGTTAATGGAGATGAAACACCATCTGTTATACGTGAGTTTGTAGATAATCATTTTTTAGCAAGAGATTCAAGAGCGTTTAGATCACACATAAAATCATTTCAACCAGACATTGATATGAAATTTGACTTAGAGAGTAATGACGGCATCGTAGAGGAAGTGAACCTCCCGATGACCGTCTCGTTTTTTTGGCCTGACTCCAACCTATAGAATACAGATATTTAAAACTATCCATGAGATAGTTTACTATGGGAATGGAGGGTATGATTTTCATACTGTATATAATATGCCTCTTTGGTTACGTAAATTTACTTATAAACAAATTTATGAAGCTAAACAAGCAGAAGCAGATGCCTATAAAAAGACTAATAAGGGTAAGGGAACTAATATTGATTTAAACAATCCATCAAAATCAAATATACCAAAATCCCCATTTAACCCACCAACTAATAAGAG